GCTAAAAAGCCTGGCAAGATGGGTCAACGTGCAAGATTAGCGCAGACTTTGTCTAAGTTAAAAAAATGAAATGGTCCGACAAACGCAAAAAATCAGTCAACTGCGAGAGCCCAAAAGGGTTTTCGGAGCGGGCTCATTGCGCTGGACGTAAGAAAAAATTAGCTGGAGGCGGCCTTGCAAAAAGTCAGCGTTCTCTTAAAGCTTGGACCGCTCAAAAGTGGACAACTAAGTCTGGGAAGCGTTCAAGCGACACGGGAGAAAGATATTTACCAGAGCGAGCAATCAAAGCGCTGTCTCCTGCTGAATACGCAGCTACAACAAGAGCTAAGAGAGCAGGAAAAGCTGCTGGAAAACAATTCGTCTCCCAGCCTAAAACGATCAAGAAAAAAGTTAAGCCTTTTAGGAAAGTGATATGAGCACAAGCGGCGAATCAAATTTTGACCTGCAGATACGTGAGATCGTGGAAGAAGCGTTTGAACGCTGTGGTTCCGAACTTCGTACTGGTTATGACTTGCGTACCGCCCGTCGCAGCCTTAATCTTCTGGCTATTGAGTGGGCTAATCGTGGTATTAATCTTTGGACTATTGAAGAAGGTCAGATTAATCTAACCTACAACAACCCAATTTACCCATTACCAATTGATACTATTGATCTGCTAGATCAAGTAATTCGTAGAAATGACAATACAACTAATCAAATTGATATCAATATCAGCCGTATTAGTGTTTCTACTTACGCAGCAATACCTAATAAAACAACTACAGGCTTGCCAATTCAAGTCTGGATTAATAGACAGTCGGGTCAAACTAACCTGACAACTGCCACATTAAGCACCACAATTAGCGCTACTGATACCACAATTACCCTAAGTTCTACTGATGGATTTGGTACTGCTGGCTTCATTCAAATTGGTGCAGAGATTATTGGCTACACTAATATTAGTGGTAACGACCTACAAAACTGCGTTCGTGGGCAGTCAAATACAACGGCGGCTACGCATATTGCGACAGCAGCTGTGTCGGTAGTTAACCTACCTGCTATCTATGTTTGGCCTACCCCAGACAGTTCTACCCCATATACTTTCGTGTACTGGAGACTACGTAGGGTGCAGAATACGGGAGACGGCGGCACATACACCCCCGACATCCCATTTCGTTTTCTTCCATGTATGGTTGCAGGATTGGCATACCACCTGTCCTTAAAGATTCCTGATGCTATGAACCGCACAGAGATGCTTAAATTAGCCTATGAAGAGCAGTGGACTATTGCTGCAGGTGAAGACCGTGAGAAGGCTTCCCAGCGCTTTGTTCCTCGTGAAATGTATATAGGTAGCGGGGGGTACTAGTGACCACCAAGTTTACATCGGGTCGTATAGCGATATCGCAGTGCGATAGGTGTGGATTTCGCTTTAAATTAAAAGAGCTAAAAACCCTAATTATTAAGACTAAAAACGTTAATATTAAGGTATGTAAAGAATGTTGGGAGCCCGATCAACCGCAGTTATCGCTTGGCTTGTATCCAGTTAATGATCCACAGGCTGTACGGGATCCTAGACCAGATATAGGGTATTACGAAGCAGGTACTTCGGGATTGCAGATTTCCAACATTCCAAGTACTAATGTAAATTCACTTGGTTTCCCAACTGTGGGTAGTCGAGTGATTCAGTGGGGTTGGAATCCTGTAGGGGGTCCAAGAGGTATTGATAACCCGTTAACACCAAGCACATTGACTATGGCAGGTGCGGTGGGTACGGTAACTGTAACAACAACTTAGGAGTTAAAAATGGCAACAACTAAAGAAGCACTGAAAAAACATATGGCTAAAGGCGCAGGTGCCCACCCAGACCCAGACGTAAAAAAGATGCGTAAAGGTGGTAAAACCAACGAAGATATGAAAAAATACGGACGTGGTATGGCAAAGGTTATGAATCAGCGGGTTTCATCCTTTACTTACAAAAAATCTGCCGGAAGGGGCCGTTAATATGAATAACGATACATTTTCGTATTTCCCAGCTGAAACAGCTGATCCTATTGGGAAGTACACGCAACCCAAGGCTTACACAGTTCCTCTAAACAAAGAAGACTCTGGGTATCCTAACAATGTACCTAACACCCAAACCCAAATGACTCGTGGCGGTAAAGCACAGACTAAGGGTCGTGGTCACAGTACAAAGATGGGGTAAACCCTAATGAATTACTCTACTCTATTTGAGACGATTAAGGGGTATGTCGAGAACGACTTCCCCTCTACTACTTGGACTGATGCTGCCGAGACGGGCACTGTTACCTTTACAAGTACAGAACAGATTAATACGTTTATTCGTCAAGCAGAGCAGAGGATTTATAACTCGGTTCAGTTGCCTGTATTTCGTAAGAATGTGACGGGTAATTGCACTACGGGTAATAAGTATCTAAATGTGCCATCTGATTGGAAAGCAACATTTTCGTTGTCGGTCATTGATCCTGTGACGAATGCACAGACGTATTTACTTAATAAGGACGTAGAGTTTATTCGTTCATGCTATCCAGACCCAGATACTACTGGCACACCAGAGTACTACGCTATTTTTAATGACGTAACGTTTATTTTAGGACCTACGCCAGACGCTGATTACAACAGCGAATTGCACTATTTCTACTACCCACAATCTATTGTGGATTCTGCAAATGGTCAATCTTGGCTTGGAAATAACTTTGACCAAGTGTTGTTATATGGTTCGCTGTTGGAAGCTTATGTATTTATGAAGGGGGAGGCGGATGTCATTGCTAGTTACCAGAAGCGTTATGACGAGGGTATGACCTTGTTGTTGCAACTTGGTGAAGGCAAGAACCGTCAAGATATGTATAGGACTTTACAAGCAAGGTACCCAGTACGATGAATTTCGATACAGTAGAAGGCTTTATGAATGGCAACGTTATTGTGAAAACTTCACAGGGTAGAGGCTTTACCCCAGAAGAGATTGCAGAACGTGCTATCGACAAGATTATTTATGTTGGCTCTAAGTCACACCCTGCCATTCGTGATCAGGCAGAAGCATTTAGAGAGAACATACAAAGTGTTTTAGTGTTTTATCTAAAAGAAGCGGTGCGCTCAGACCGCACGACCATTGCTAACCGATTACGGGAAGCTGGTCATCCTGAGCTAACTTTTTTATTGAACGAATAGGAGTTTCAAATGGCTATTACTCAAGCGATGTGCACATCATTTAAAGCCCAGCTTTTGCTTGGTGTTCACGATTTTCGTCCATCAGCCCAAGCTGGTGCCGATACTTTCAAACTAGCGTTGTACACATCATCTGCTTCTTTGGACGCAAATACTACTACGTATTCTGCTTCTAACGAGGCTTCTGGCGTTACTGCCGGTGGTGAAGCTTTGACTAACACTGGTGTTGGTACAACAAATACTAACTCTACTGCTGGCACAGGCTTTACTGACTTTAGCGATTTGACATTCTCAAACGTTACTACAACAGCTCGTGGCGCTTTGATTTATAACACCACACCTTCGGCTAATGACAATGCTAACGCTTCATTAACTAACGCAGCTGTATGCGTGTTGGACTTTGGTGGTGATAAGACATCTACTGCAGGTGACTTCACTATCATTTTCCCAACGTTTGATGCTAGTAACGCAATTATCCGTATCGCTTAATAGCATATGGCAGGTGCCAATTGGGGTGAAGGTCCCTGGGGGGTAGGGGCCTGGGGCGAAGGTTCAATCTCTGTTTCGGTTAACGTAACAGGGGTAAGTGCTTCTGGATTTGTAGGCAATGTAACAACTGCTACATCCGTTTCTGTAACAGGAGTAAGTGCTTCCGGTGAAGTAGGAACAGCCCAAGTAAATGCTAAGGCAAATGTAAACGTCACTGGGGTTCAAGGAACCGGTCAATTAGGCGAAGAAGAAGTAAATGCAGATGCTAACGCCCCTGTAACCGGCGAAACTGCCGTTGGACAAGTTGGTACTGTAGAAGTAGATGCTAAAGGTAATGTTGTTCTCACCGGGGTATTTGGTACCGGAGAAGTTGGAAACGCA